GAGAAGCCAGACCAATACCTGAAGGTCATCGCCTCGCTGATGCCGCGCGACGTGAATCTGACTGTCAACGAGTTCGAAGGCAAGAGCGACGATGACATTCGACGCGAGCTTCGAGAGCTTGCCGGAACCCTCGCAGCCTTCGTTGGTCCTGCTGGCGATCCAGAAGAGGCTGAGGGAACTACAGCGCCGCGAACGCACTAACCGGCTCAAGGCTTATCGCCCGTACGCCAAGCAGCGCGAGTTCCACGCCGCAGGGAAAACCCACCGTGAGCGTCTGTTCATGGCGGGCAACCAGCTCGGCAAGACGGTGGCCGGCGCTGCTGAAGTCGCAATGCACCTCACGGGTCGCTATCCCGACTGGTGGCAGGGCAAGCGCTGGGACAGGCCGACAATCTGGCTGGCTGGCTCGGAATCGTATGAGCTGACCCGCGACGGTGTGCAGCGCCTCCTGGTTGGCCCGCCTGACAAGGAAGAGGAATGGGGCACGGGGTTCATCCCCGCCGATGCCATCGTAGGCCGCACGCGCCGCATGGGCGTGTCCAACGCGCTCGACAGCGTAACAGTGCGGCATGTGTCGGGTGGCTCATCCTCCCTGCTGTTCAAGGCGTATGAGCAGGGCAGGGGCAAGTGGCAGGCGAACACGGTTGATGGTGTGTGGTTCGATGAAGAGCCGCCAGAAGACGTGTACATCGAAGGCATCACGCGCACCAATGCAACCCGCGGCATCATCCTGGTGACGTTCACCCCGCTGATGGGCATGTCCAACGTGGTGGCGCGGTATCTCATGGAAGAGAGTAGCGACCGCACCGTCACGACGATGACGATTGACGACGCGGAGCACTACAGCCCGGAAGAGCGCGCGAAGATCATCGCGAGCTACCCGGCGCATGAACGCGAGGCTCGCACCAAGGGCATCCCGTCGATGGGCTCGGGGCTCATCTTCCCGGTGCTCGAAGAGGAGATCGTTGTCCAGCCTTTCCGCATTCCGCCTTATTGGGCACGGATTGGCGGGATGGACTTTGGCTGGGACCACCCGAGCGCTTTCGTGGAGCTTGCCTGGGACCGCGATGCCGACGTGATCTACCTCACCAAGTGCTACCGCAAGCGCGAGGCAACGCCTGTCGTTCACGCTGCTGCAGTCAAGCCTTGGGGCGAGTGGTTGTCGTGGGCATGGCCGCACGACGGGAACAACGATACGGCGGCTGGCGAGAACCTGGCCAGCCAGTATCGGGGGCAGGGGCTGAACATGCTCTACGCCCGCGCCACCTACGAAGACGGCAGCAACTCGGTCGAAGCCGGATTGATGGAGATGCTGGACCGGATGCAGACCGGCCGGTGGAAGGTATTCTCCAACTGCACCGAGTGGCTGGAAGAACGGCGCATGTACCACCGCAAGGACGGCAAGGTCGTGAAAGAGCGGGACGATGCGATTTCGGCATCACGCTACGCCTTGATGATGAAACGCTTTGCGGCGCCAGAGCCGCAGGACGAAGACGACTTCCGCGACCACAACCGCAAGCCCACCAACGCGATCGGATACTAGCGATGTCTTATGGCGATCAACCATTGGCGTGCGCAATGGCGCGACTTTGTCACTGCCGTCGAGGTCTAGGAAGCGGGTGGCCTCGAATGAGGAAGAGATGACCCGCAAACTTAACCAGCTTCTCTATGACCGCAGGCTGTCGATCAAGGCCGGGGTCGATGCCGACAAGCTCATGTCAGTCGACGCGCAGATCAGAATGCTGCGCGATGCTCTAAAGGGCAAGTGACTGCTATGGCATATTCCGAGAGAGACATGGAGGGCGAGGGTCACGAAGCCAGCGAAGGCGAGATCAAGACAAAGAAGCGCCTGACCTATCAGGACCTGATGCTGGCGCAGAACATCGTTGACCTGATCGATGAGGACGAACTGGGCAAGATCGGTGCTCTCGTCACGTCGGAGTACGAGATCGACAAATCGAGCCGTCACGACTGGGAGACGCGCTACAAGGCAGGCATCGACCTCGCCATGATGGTAAGCGAGGAAAAGAACTACCCGTTCGCCAACGCCGCCAACGTCAAGTATCCGCTGATTGCGACGGCCGCGCTGCAGTTCAATGCGCGAGCCTATCCGGCGATCTGCCCGCCTGACCGTGTGGTGAAGGCAAAGACGAACGGCGCCGACCCCGATGGGCAGAAGTCCAAGCGGGCTGACCGCATCTCGGAGTACATGTCCTGGCAGTGCATGGAGCAGATGCCGGAATGGGAAGAGGACACGGACAAGCTCACGCTGATCGTGCCCATTGTCGGCTGTGCCTTCCGCAAGGTGTTCTACGACCCGTCGCTGCGCCGCAAGGTGTCGCGCCTCGTCACCGCTGACCGGCTGGTGTACCACTACAAGGCCCGCTCATTCGAGGACCTGCCGCGGCTGACCGAACTGCTGTCTCTCTACCCCTACGAGATTGCCGAGCGCATCCGCGACAAGCGCTTTGCCGATTTCGACTATGACGAGCTAGGGTCGGGTGAAGAGGACGGGACGACTGACGGCGGCGACCCGCAGACGCCGCACCTGTTCCTTGAGCAGCATCGCCTGCTGGACCTCGACGGGGACGGCTACCCGGAGCCGTACATCGTCACGGTGCACAAGTCCTCGGGCAAGGTATGCCGCATCATAGCGAACTGGTCTGCCGATACCGCGCAGGTGGAGGCCGACGAGCAGACCGGCGAGATCAAGGTCACCGCCATTCGCAAGCAGGCGTTCTTCATCCGCTACCTATTCCTGCCGTCGCCCGATGGTGGAGCGTATGGGCTGGGGTTCGGCTGGCTGCTCAGCGACATGAACGACGCCATCAACGGCACGCTCAACCTGACCTTCGACGCGGCAAAGCTCAGCAACATGCAGGGCGGGTTCATCTCGGCAAACCTCGGGCCGAAGGTCAAGAACCAGACGTTCCGCTTCGAGCAGGGCGAGTGGAAGATCATCAACGCGAGTGGCCCGCTCAACCAGGCCATGATGCCACTGAACTACCCCGGCCCGAGTGCGGTCCTGTTCAGCCTGTTGGAATTCCTCGTCAACAGCGGCAAGGAACTGGCGTCGATCAAGGATGTGCTGACGGGTGAGACGCCGGCCACTGCCCCGGTTGGCACGACGATGGCGCTGATCGAACAGGGCCTGCAGGTCTTCACCTCGATCTACAAGCGCATTTACGTTTCGCTGAAGAAGGAATTTAAGCTCCACGCGCAACTCAACGAGAAGCACGTCACGGTGGAGGAGTACGCCGAGTTCTTCGATGAAGAGGGCGTTGACCCGCAGCAGGATTTCAACCTCAAGGACATGAACGTCCTGCCCGTCAGTGACCCCCAGTCGGTCACGAAAGCGCAGCGCATCGCCAAGGCTCAGGCGGTCTATGGACTGTCGCTGGACAACCCGACGATGGACCGTGGTTTCGCCACCCGTGAAATGCTCGAGGCCATCGGGGCTGAGAACATCGACAAGCTCGTCCCACCGCCTCCGCCGCCCGATCCTGAACAGATGGCACTGGCGAAGCGCGCTGCCGTGGCGGACATCGCTGAGAAGGAAGCCGCCACCGAGGACAAGATCGCGAGCGCCACGAGCAAGCTGGCTGCGGCGATCAAGGCCATTGCCGATGCCGAGGGCGTCGAGGTGGGCAACCAGATGGCCTACTACGGCCAGATCGTGAACATGCTCAAGACCGAGCACAGCATGGAGAACGACATTGTCGGACAGGCCAATGCTGGACAAGGAGGAGTTCCAGGCATGGAAGGACCACCCGGTAACGCGGGAAGTCCACCGCCGCCTGACGCAGCAGGCAACGGACTCGGCCTTGCGCCTGCAGGAGCGGCTGCTGGACCTGCTGTCCCAGCCCCCATCGGCCCTGAAGTCGATGCGCCCGAGTCTAGCGCAGGCCAAGGGATTCTCTGAAGGCCTGATTACGGCGGCCAACCTCGAATACGAAAGCCTGCTGACCGATGAGGAAGAGCAGGCGCTGAAGGAAGCAGCAGAGAAGGTGAAGCAGTGAACAATCCGACAGGCATTTCGCCAACGGAATTCAAGCTCCTCGTGAAACCCAAGGCGGCCGAAGAGGTGAGCAAGGGCGGCATCATTATCCCCTCAAGCGAGGTGGACAAGCAGAAGTTCGCGCAGACCGAGGGCGTCGTCGTCGCCGTTTCGCCGCTCGCCTTCACCTACGCCAAGCAGGAAGAATGGGACGCGGTAGGGGCCAAGCCCCCGCGGCCCGGTCAGACAGTGCTCTACGCCAGACATGCCGGCAACTGGGTGAAGGGCAAGGATGGGCTGGAGTACCTGCTGATTAACGATAAAGATGTGAACGCGGTGATCGAACGTGACTGAGTGGCGGGCGATCCCTGGCTTCTCGGACTACGCCATTTCCGACAGCGGCGAATTTCGGCAGATCAAGCGCAGCGTGTTCCACCCGAACACCAGCACTCTCAAGACCACAATCGACGCCAAGGGATACAAGCGGATCACGCTAGTTGGCGATGACGGCCGCAACCATCGTGTCAGCCCTCACATCGCGGTTCTTGAGGCGTTTGTCGCTCTTCGGCCCGTTGGCCACGACGCATCGCACCTAAATGGCGATAGCCTCGATTGCCGCTTGGCCAATCTGGCGTGGGAAACGCCGTTGCAGAACCATCAGCGCAAGCTGGCACACGGCACCCTGATCCACGGCGAAAAGCACAAGTGCGCCAAACTCAGGACCGAACAAGTCAAGGATATTCGCGCCCGTGCGGCTCGGGGCGAAAAGCGTATCGACCTCGCTCGGCAGTACGGTGTGAGCAACACGCTCGTCTGTCGCATCGTGGCAGGTAAGGCTTGGATGCACGCCGCTTAAAGGACCACAAATGACCGACACGCAGGGCGGAGAAGCCGCCGCAGTCGAGACTATCCCACAGGCCGCCGCTCAGGCGGCTTTGTCGTCTCAGGACACCGCCAGCGAGCGTAACTGGGAGGCAGAAGCCAAGGAAATGGGCTGGGTCCCACAGGACCAGTTCAAGGGCGACCCGGAGAAGTGGCGCCCCGCCGATGAGTTCGTCCGCAGGGGCGAAGACATCCTTCCGATCGTTCGCAAGCAGAATGAGAAGCTGCACGGCGAGCTGAAGGAGCTACGCGAGACGAACGAGCGCATGTCGCGCATGTTCGAAAAGACCCTCGCTCGTGAGCGGGGAGAAGCAGAGCGGCGGATCGAAGCGCTCAAGGCGGAATCCCGCCTCGCAGTGAAGGCAGGCGACGACGCCAAGGCCGACCAGATCGACCAGCAGATCGAAAGCCTCAAGCAGGAAGCCAAGGAAGCCCCGAAGGCCAAGACCTACGCGGATTTCCCCGAGGACTACCAGCCGACCGAGGACTCGCCCGAGCACAACGCTCTGAGGGCGGGGTTCATGGCGGCAAACCCGTGGATGGTCGAAGAGCCCGACATGGCCGACTACGCCGTTCGGGTGAGCGAACTCAACGCCGCGGCAAACCCCGGCATCGGGTTCAAGGCGAACATGAAGGCCGTAGAGGCTGCAGTTCGCAAGAAGTTCCCTGCCTACTTCGGCGGGATGAAGGAACCAGCGGCGAATGGCCATGCCGCTGTTGATGTCGGGGGCAGTTTCCCCGGCGCTCAGCCAGCAACAGACCCGCTAGTCGCGAAGCTGCCCCGAGAAGCGGTGGCACAGATGAAACGCGACATCGCGGCCAAGCTCTACAAGACCGAGAAAGACTGGGCGAAAGCCTACTTCTCCTAAGGAAAGGACGCCAAAAATGGCAGACGTAGCATCGCGCGGCAACCGCGCTGAAGAGGTAAGGACAGAACGTCGCCGCAAGCCTGGCGCGACCACGGTGATGGGGCTCAAGCTCCATGTGCCGGAGTCGGACAAGGATGCGCAGTACGTTCACCGCTGGGTCAACGACGTTGGCCAGCGCGTGCAGGCCATGACGGCCGATGACTGGGACCCCGCCCCGATGGGCGAGGCCAGCACCGAGGCCCGGTATGTCGGCACGGACAGCGGCAAGCCCATCAATGCTGTCCTGATGCGCAAGCGCAAGGACTGGTACGACGCCGACCAGAAAGACAAGCGCCAGAACCTCGCTGAGACCGACAAGGCCATTCAGCGCGGCACGGTGCACGCCAATGCCGGCGAAGCCGACCTCAAGGGGGTCGATTACACCCCCGGCAACGGCAATTCGATCTCCCGCGGCTAACCAGGCCTTCGCCTGACGGGACGCGGAAAAACCCCAACATCACTGGAGTTCCCATCATGGCGAACGAAAACCGTCCGTTCGGGCTCAAGCCCCTGCGGTACAAGGGTGGTGGCCCGTACAACGGCGCCGTCAACCCGTACTACATCCAGTCGGACTACGCGACTGCGCTGTTCATTGGCGATCCCGTTGTCAAGACCGGCACCGCCAACACCGCTGAAGTCAACGTGCCGGGCGCCGGCAAGTTCGGCATCGGCGTCCTGCCCTCGATCAACAAGACCGCCGCTGGCGACGTGGACGGCAACACCAAGCGTATCACTGGTGTGATCGTCGGCTTCTCCCCGCTGCCCACTGACCTGTCGAAGAACTACAATCCGGCCTCTACCGCCCGCGTTGCGTACGTGTGCGACGATCCGGACGTGATCTTCGAAATCCAGGCCGATGGGGCGGTCCCCGCTGCGTCGATGGGCCTGAACGCCGTGCTGATCTACACGCAGTCGGGCTCCACGACCACGGGCCTCAGCGGCGCTGAACTCGACACGACCTCGGACGTGCCGGCCGCGGATGCGAGCAACCAGCTCATCATCCTCCGCGCTTCGAACCGCGAGGACAACGACACGACGCTCACCCGCGCCAAGGTCGAAGTCATGATCAATTGCCACACCGAAGCTACGGGTTACACCGCGGCCGGTGACGGCACCCTCGGCATCTAAGGAGAACGGAAATGACCGTTACTACCGGTACTCATCCGAAGCTCCTCTGGCCTGGGCTGCAGGCTATCTGGGGCAACATGTACAAGGACAATCCGCCGGTGTACTCGCAGGTCTTCGAAGTCGGCACGTCCGACAAGGCCTACGAGGAAGACCAGGAGATTTCGGGCTTCGGCCTGTCTCCGGTCAAGCCGGAAGGCGGCTCTGTCTCGTACGACGATCCCGTCAACGGCTACCTCAAGCGCTACACCAACGTGACGTACGGCCTCGGCTTCATCGTCACCGAGGAAGCGGTCGAGGACAACCAGTACAAGGCGCAGGCTGAGAAGCGCGTAAAGGCCCTTCGCCGCTCCATGCGGCACACGAAGGAAACCGTTCACGCCAACGTCCTGAACCGTGCCACTGACACCAACTATGCTGGTGGCGATGGCCTGCCGCTGCTCTCGACGGCCCATGTGACCGCCAACGGCACGCAGTCCAACAAGCTGGCGACGGCGGCTGACCTCTCGGAAGCGGCTCTGGAAGACATCTTCATCCAGATCATGAACGCGACCGACACCCGTGGCCTGCGCATCTCGCTCAAGCCCCGCCAGCTGCTCGTGCCGGCGAACCTCGTGTTCGAAGCCACCCGCATCGTCAAGTCGGACCTCCAGAACGACACGGCCAACAACGCCATCAACGCGATCAAGTCGATGGGCATCCTGCCCCAGGGCATCGCAAGCTGGACGTTCCTGACCGACACGGACCAGTGGTTCGTGCTGACCGACGCGCCGGAAGGCCTCAAGTCGCTGCAGCGTCGCGAACTGGCGCTCGAGAAGGACTCGGACTTCGAAACCGGGAACTTCAAGCACAAGGCCACCGAGCGTTACAGCTGCGGCTGGACCGACTGGCGCGCCGTGTTCGG